AGCAAAATTGGTCGATTCAATTGTCAAACAGAGAGTTAAAGAGACCCTTAAGGTTGAAAGGGAAAAAATAGTTCAGGAGACGCTTAAGACTGTCAGGGCAAATATCAAGGAAGAGGTAAAGTCTCAGCTAATAGGGATCCTGCTTGAACATAAAATTGATGTGACTGGAAAGAAAAGGACGTCCCAGATATCGGAGCTTATTGGCACCGAACAAAAAAATTATCCAAAAATTAAGAAAAGAGAGGAAAATCCTCAGCCGATTGTTGAGCGTCACCTCGTTAGGGATCCAGTTTTAAATAGGATATTGAACGCCACTCCATACGTTAGAGACACAGGAGGTGGATTTACTGGGAACGCGCTGATGGATTCAATGGGAATAGATGAAAGCATGAACTACGCCCAGAGCGTCGCATCCGGCCTTGGAAAGAATGTTAAGATAGACATTAATCCAGACGCGGCTAATAACATGAGAAACACCATTCCAACCAATGCACAGTTTATAACAGATAAAAAGACGCCGCACCTGAAGGAATATGTGGGTGAAGATGGATTTAAATATGTGGATGACAGAATGCTGTTTGAAAATGACAATGCAGTTAATTATTCACCTGTGATGGCAGATCCGGTTAATTTGGAAAGAGCTCTCAATAGAAATTATAAACAGCTCCTTGGAAAGATGGATGAGAAGGCACAAAAATTTAGAAACAAGCCACTCAATAGAATAAACTAATGGCAAAAGCAATTAATATTGATTATCCAATAATAAAGGGAAACACTGGATTCTTTAAGCAGACGTTTGACACGCTATCAGCGGTTAAAAGTAAAATTTATGTCCTGTTTAAGACTATGCCAGGAGAGCGCCCATTCAATCCAAACTTCGGTTTAGGACTGTATAGGTATGTATTTGAACAAATAACTAGGGATCAGATTCAGCTGCTGTCGAATGAGATCGAAAAAAAGGTAGCAAGATATATTCCTGAGGTTACAATAAATAATTTAGAGATAAACACGGACTTTAATACAAATGCAGATCAAAATATTTTAAAAATAAAGTTAGAGTTCTCATTAAAAAATAATCCAGTGCTTCAAGACGTTATCAACATGGAGGTTAGTGCATGAAACTAAAAGATTTAATAAAAGAAGATGGTTACAAATCACAATATAATTCATTTGAAGATTTATTACACGACTCTGCAATGGTGAGTGGTTGGAATCTTGATTATACAAAAAAGGCGCTGACCAAGGTAAAAGATATTGATTTTGAAGACCTTAAAAATGAAGATCATGCCTGGAGAGTAATCAATCAAGTCGCAAGAGGAGATTCTAAATTTGCAAGATTGGCATTTAACAGATTAAAACTACAAGATAAATTTGGAAAAAAATAATGAAATTAAAAGATTTATTAAAAGAGGACTTTGGAGATTCTCCTTTAAATGCTAGAGAGATGGAAGCGTCCATAGTTAAGCCTAAATTTAAAAAATATAAGGCATTTGTCCAGTTTGGCAATAAAGAATATTCTGACGTGAGCAAAGAATATGAGGACATCTATAAAAACAAATGGACACATTTAAACCTTCCAAGAAATCACCCTCAGCAGTGGGCAAAAATTTCTAATGATAAAAAGGTGATAAAGGCAGTTGTTTACAGCGATGGTGGGATGGTTGGGGCAATATATATAAAAGAGGGGTATGATCCTAAGTTTGAAAAACAGTTTTCAGAGTGGTATAAGAAAAATAAGGATTCTGAATCTCTAAAGAAAGCATTTGAAAAACGAAACAGCGAAAAGAAGCTCGTAAAAAGTTTTCTTAATTTTGCAAGAGAATATTTTTATGAAACATTTTATTGGGGATAAAAATGAAATTAAAGGATTTGTTAAAAGAAGAAATAAAAATGGGTGAATTTTTAAATCTATTAAAACCATTTGGTAATAAATTTAAAAATTCAACTGCTAATGCTGTGGCAAACAGTGTTAATGATATGAAAAATATAACAGGCCTTATTGTAGTAAAACCTGGGTTTGGTTTAAAAGATGATGAAATACAGTATTGGATTAATAATCATGGTCAACAATTTATAGGTGTCAGTAAAAATAATAAAAATTTGGAAAAAATATTATCAATAGCCAAATCTAACAATATATATATTGAGAAATAAGTATGCCAACAAAAAATTTAATAAAGGACGTAAAATATCTCGATAAGAACTTTTCAGACGTAAGGAATGCTCTGATAGATTTTAGCAAGATATATTTTCCAAACGAGTATTCGGACTTTTCTGACTCTTCTGTTGGAATGATGTTCATAGAGATGACCTCATATGTCGCTGACATGCTGTCGCTATACATCGACACTCAGCTAAGAGAGTCTATGCTTCAGCACGCAGTGAACAGGAGCAACATAGTAAATATTGCGCAGTCCTTTAGTTATATACCAAAGCTTGCTGGCGTCTCATACACTAATTTGGATGTCTATCAAATAATTCCAGCGACCGGTTTTCCATTCACTCCTGACTGGAGGTATGCGTTGAAAATAAAGGATCTTACGGTTTCATCAGAGACAAATCCAGATATTTCCTTTAGAGTGGACGACGTCGTTGACTTTGCGGAGTCTGGATCTCAGAATACCGAGATTAACGTGTTTGAAACTAACGCGACTGGAGATGAGGTAACATATTTTCTTTTAAAGAAAAGGGTGACGGCTTCCTCTGGAATAATTGTAGAAAAACAGTATACGGTTGGAAATCCACAGAAATATTTTAAGATTGTCCTTCCAGATGAGGACATCATAGACATTGTGAGCGTTGTAGACTCTGATGGAAACAGCTGGTATGAGGTTCCCTACCTAGCACAGGATATGGTGCTGGATAACGTCCCTACAGAAATGAGCGCACAGTATTCGGCATATAGGTATACTGTTCCTTATCTGTTGAGATTTAAAAAGGTGGCAAAGAGATTTACAAGAAGGGTCAGGTCGGACAATAGGACAGAGATGCAATTTGGTGCTGGAACGTCGGCATACACTGATGAAATTTTAGTCCCAAATCCAGATAACATAGGCTACACCTATTTTAACAGTCCAGTAGACCCAAGGAATTTTTTGAACACTCGAACGTATGGTCAAGTTCCTGCAAATACTACGTTAACAATTAAATACGTTAGAGGAACAGATGAGTCTGCAAACAGGCCAGTTGGAGACATAAATTTAATATCAAATGCACAGATAGACATTGATACGAGCGGCCTAACCCCTGGATTGGTGACTCGAGTTAAGGGATCGCTAGCAGCATCGAACATAATACCGGCAGTTGGTTCACGAGGAGCCGAATCTAACGAGGACATTAGGCAGAACGCAATGGCATATTTTGCAGCCCAGGACAGGTGCGTCACTGCAGAAGATTATGAGACACGAATACTGTCAATGCATCCAAAGTATGGGCGCATTGCAAAGGTGAAGATAATCCAGGATGAGCAAATCTCCGTTGGAGATGCAACAAATCCTCTGGAGAGAATACCAAATCCGCTGGCACTGAACGCATACTGTCTTGGTTATGATTTAAATAGGAACCTGGTTCCACTGAATTCCGCCATAAAGAGCAACCTGAAAAATTATATGGACCAGTATAGGATGGTCACGGATGCGGTCAATATTAAAGACGCATATTTAATAAACATACAGGTAGAATTTGAAATAATCACCTATCCAAATGTTGTGAACAAGAGGGAGGTCGTAATAAGGTGCATCGATGAGCTGAAGACCTATTTTGATATTACCAACTGGTATATAGGCCAGCCAATTGTCCTATCAGAAATTTATACGATGCTTGACAGGGTAGAGGGCGTAAGGACGGTATCAACTGTCAACATAATAAATAAGTTTGATTCGACTGGTGTAGAGTACTCTGTAAATGTTTACGACATCAATTCAGCAACCATAGACGGTGTAGTTTACACTTCAATGGATCCATCAATTTTTGAGGTTAAATATCCAAATAAGGATATATTCGGAAGGGCAAAATAATGAAGGTCACCAAATTTATAACGTGGAATGATGCCATACCAAAATT